ATATTATCCATGCCTGGCATATTCTTCATCTTATTCATCATTTCAGTTGCCTCGGCAATAAGCTCAGACTCCTTCAAATCACCCGTTTTAATTTTGGAATCCAATTTATCGCCAACCGTCTTTACCAAACCCATCAATTTTGTCGGGTTTTTCATCAGCTTCTGGAAAACATCCTTCATATCCGACGCCTCGTCAAAATCAATATTTAAATTATTCGCGGTTTCTTCGGCAATCTCGCGCGCCAACTGACCGAGCTTTCCATCCAACATACCCGTAATATGTTCGTGAAGTTGTTCGGCATCAGGCATATTAATACCCGGCGCAGCGCTGTCTGACTTATTTCCACTCATATCAAATAATCCCTGCATGTGGGACAAGGTCTCCTCTAACTTGGACTTAAATTCGTCCTGGTTTATCGCCTCGAACATTTTGGCCGTATCGCCGAACGCATCCTTGTTATCAAGTGTTCCGACAATCGAAAACGTAATTAACTGTAAGTATTTCCAAATCGTCTCCTTGGTTTTCTGTGAAATGTCGCACTGCCACAAATTTCTAAAATGAATACTAGGTAGAAACTCGGTATCAACATCCGAGTCAATTTTGAACATATCTTCGTTTTGATACAAAATATCAAAGAACCTGGGCGGCACCTTCTTTTTACAAAAAGAAAACAATATCTTCGTTGACGCCTGCTTATGCTTCTCAAATGCTCGTGTTCTCTCTTCGAGATCATCAATGTACTCAAATTTATCCATGGGTTTCCACCACTTCGAAATAAATGTGTTGTATTCTGGAAAGGTCGTCATTAAATCGTTAACAAAATCGCCAATTACACGCGTGAATTCATCCGGAATAGCAGTTTTACTCGCCTCAGTCATAATAATTAAATATAAATTATATATTTAAATCAAATTTAATGAAAATATATAATAGATTATCGGTCTGGTTATCAGCGAGTATCGCATAACTCGGCAAGCTTTGTCAAATTTTGAATGTACTTTAAAACCTTGGCCTGGTTATCAGGACTCATATTGCGAATTGGGTCGCGTAGACGATTAATCGACTCCACAATTTTATCGGGATTTTGAGAAACAGCCAAGTCCGAAGAATAATCTTTATTCATAAAGAAATCCAAATCTCCGGCCTCGATTTCTGCCTTGTATTTCCCCACAATAAATGTATTCCAAATCTTGACAATCATTTTGGGGTTTGCCTTACGAATTGTAATTAACGAGTTCTTGGCAGATAAAATGTCAGCGTCTTCCGGAAATACCGCTTGTACATCATTCACAAACTCCAAGAAATGGTCGTTAAAGGCAGTAAGAATGTTATTCATTTAAATTAATTTATATTTATACTTTTAAATTAATTTCATTATATATTAATAACCCGTAAATTAGACAATCCATTAATTAGACCCCCATTAATTAGACCCCCATTAATTAGTAACTCAATGGCGGTTTATTTCCGGTAAGTTTTTTAAGATCCGAATCTCGTTCCTCCTTCATTTTTCTAATACGGTCTTCCATCACCTGATTCGATGCGTCCTCTCCTATTTTTGCTGCGCCTCTAATCGTTGTATTCGTTTCCTCAGAACCAGAATACTCAGATATTTGCCCACTGAATGCCGTGTTCAAATCCACGTAATTATGCATTTGGCGCATACCTCCGTTGCCCTTTGCCTCCAATTCCTCCGGTGCCTGGTCTAGAAAACTGTATTGGTCAGACACGATATTACTAAACCCGCCTCCAAATGAGAATGCCGTTGGCTCCATGTTGTTTTGGGTCGCCTTTCTCACCTCTACCTCCTGGCGTGGCTTCAAATATTCTAGAATTTGCTCGCCATATAATACCTGATAACCCTTTGTCAATAACAACAGCGCCGGGACACGATTCACATTTTCAGGTAATATGATTTTTTGTCCATTTTCTAGAATAATATACGTCTTATTATTTTCATCCTTTATTCTCTTATCAATACAAATAAAATGAATATCGGTTTGTGATTGTGACTTTGATAAGATCTGAATATATTTCTTAGATACCTCGCAATATTTACTATGATATAAAATGCAACTCATCTTAACCTATACTTAGTTTATTCCAACTAATATTTAACTCATTTTAAAAAAAATTGATTTTATTTTTCAATTTAAATATAAAGTAATATTAGATATAATGGACCCTCAAATAGAGCTTCGTGACGTTGGTGATGCGTTTGGTTTCACCCTCAGCGGTGTAAATGTGAGTTTGGCAAACGCCGTCAGGCGAACGATCTTATCTGATGTGCCGTTGGTCGTTTTTAGAACATCGCCACACGACAAAAATAAGTGTAATATTATTACGAATACTAGTCGCCTTAATAATGAGATTATTAAACAGCGCCTGAGTTGTATTCCCATCTGTATCAAGGATACCGAGACGTTCCCGCTAAAAAATTATATCATGGAAGTAAATGTGGAAAACAACACAGATACAATTATGTTTGTCACATCTGAAAATTTTACAATCAAGGATTTAGTTACAGGGAAATTATTGCCACAGGACAAGGTCAGAGAAATCTTCCCACCGAATGATATGACCGGGTATTATATTGATTTTGTTAGATTGCGCCCTAAAATTTCAGAGGAATTACACGGTGAAAAGATTCATCTTACGTGTGAATTTGATATTGGTGCTGCCAGTGAAGACGGAATGTTTAATGTAGTATCTATGTGCGCGTATGGGTTCACGGCTGACACTGCCGCTCAGGACGCCGAGCTAGCGAGAAAACATCAAACTTGGAAGGACGAAGGAAAGTCAGCAAAGGAAATCAAGTTTGAATCTGACAACTGGAAATTACTAGATGCCAAGCGTATTTTCAAGCCAAATAGCTTTGATTTTGAGATTCAAACTGTGGGGATTTATACAAATAATGAACTTGTTGATATGGCGTGTAGGATTCTAATTGATAAGTTGAATGGTCTTGTAAAAATTATTGAAAGTGATGAACTGATCATCAAGAAATCGGAAAATACTATGGCGAACAGTTTTGATATTATTCTAGAAAATGAGGATTATACAATCGGTAAAGTATTGGAATATTTATTATATACAAAGTTCTATGAAACCAATACGCTTACATTTTGCGGGTTTAAAAAGATGCACCCTCACGACACGGAAAGCATTATTCGTGTAGCATATACTGAACCTGTTGAAAAGTCGAGTGTTAAGGGTCATTTAAGAGAGTGCATCGATGATGCCATTCAAATTTATACAAAAATGAAGAAGGATTTCTTGCGATTCGTCAAGGACTAAAAAGGAGCAAAATACTACAACCGTGTAGGATAAATGGGAAATTTATGCTTTAAAAAATCCCTACACATGTAGAAAGAAATATGTTGTTTTGGGGAAAGTATTTTGGTAAAGTCAATTTTGGACATTTTTTTTGTCCATTTTTGAAAACCAAAAATACTTTACTCGAAATAACATGTTTTAACTGCATAATTGAATTTTATGGTCTGGTCACAAAAAAAATAATTTTCAATTTGTGACGATAAAATTTTTATATTTATGTTTATAATAATTTAGAAACTTTTTTTTGTTGCCATATAATATAGTGAATGGCAACAAAGTTTAGTGAAAATAGTGAAATCGATAAGACAGAATATTATTGCGAAACTTGTGATTATAAATGCTCTCTAAAACAGCATCTTAAACAGCACTTTCTCAGCAAGAGACATAAAACACGTGTTTTCAACAATGTTGAAAATAGTGTCAACAACACCACCAAAAATAATTTTATATGTGATTGTGGAAAAGAATACCGAGAACGGACAGGATTATGGAAACATAAAACCAAAGGCAACTGTGTTAAAAAAACGGATAACAATCAGTGTGAACTTCAAAATATACAACCTGAACAGATAAAATTAACAGACGAAAATTTAATATCAATTCTTATACACCAATGTAAAGAACTAAGAGATGAAAACAAAGAATTACTAGGCATACTTAAAAACGGAACTCATAATGTCATAAACAACACCAATAACACAAACCACACAAATTCACATAATAAGGCATTCAATCTTAATTTTTTCTTAAACGAAACGTGTAAAGATGCGATGAATATTACAGAATTTGTTGAGTCAATTAAGCTACAATTATCAGACCTAGAGAGAGTAGGAGAACTTGGATATGTAGAAGGCATTTCCAATATTATTGTAAAGAACCTGAAGGACCTTGATGTTACTCAAAGGCCGGTCCATTGTACCGACAAGAAGAGAGAAACAATGTACATTAAAGATGAAGACAAATGGGAAAAAGATGATGAACAAAAGAAGATGCATAAAATGGTAAGAAAAGTTGCGGATAAAAATGCGAGAATGGTTCCCAAATTCAAAGAAGCACATCCAGATTGTGCCAAAAGTGCTTCTCGATTTTCCGACCAATATAATAAGATTATTATGGAAGCAATGGGCGGAAGGGGTGATAATGACTTTGAGAAGGAAGAGAAGATAATAAAGCGTGTTTCAAAGGAAGTGATGGTAGAAAAATAAAAAAGTAGCAAAGATATTTATTCCTTGTTGTAATCAAACAAGGGATAAATTTATAGATATCATTAGACATTTAAAATGGGATAAATTTATAGATAATATAAGAAATTACATGGCGGAACCTTCTTCGGTACTCACATCTTCCGCTGAAACAATATCCTTATTTCTTTTTCTCATTTGAAAGTTCAAGCAATACATCAAGAGAGATGGATGTAGGTTGTTCACATAGTCAATTACTACACCATTCGTAACAACCTGTTTTTGATCACGAAGCTCAGTTAAATACTTGTTGTGAATATTATACATATGTGTTCTATATTGGTCAGAGAATTCCTTCAAAGGCCTCTCCTTCTTAATGTAACACGAAATATAATTACCAAATATTGTGTTTGTAAATAGATGTACTTGATCTCTAAACTTGGAAAATTCGGACTTGTTCTCGGGATAAAACTTCAAGAACTCTCCGACCCGACCCTCCTTTCGCAATGATAAGTACTGATATTGTAGCTTTGGCTGGTTGCCTCTCAAACTTCTTACTTGCTCATAAACAGGGTTTCGAATTTTAGCTCGTTCTCCTGTAGCCTTATTATGTAGCATAACGCCAACAATATCATATGACGTATTCATTGAACCGTATTTTTCAACTAGATCCGCATATTTATCAAACGAATAAACTTGAGGGAATTTAACAGTGGTGTCTAGTGCGTAAAATGTATCCTTATAGTCGTGCGAGTTGTATACGTTTACGCGAATATTATCAGACTCGTTATGGATAGAATAAACCGCCACTAGATACAATTGCGCCCTTTTAAACGGGACAACGATTCTATTATCGGGGTGTTGAAGCACAAAGCTATAACAGAGGTGCTTCTCCAAATTATCAAGAACAAGACGGTTTTCCTTTGCGGCCTCTAAAAACATATCCCGAAACGACTTTGTTTTAGAACCCTTATAAAAACTAGACGTGGCTCCAACCGTGTTACGTGTTGCGATCTCCCAACCACCCGTCACACCGATTGAATCATCCCAGAACACGTTAATCATTGTTCCCTCAACAAACTCTTCCGCAACAATATTGGTTAGACTTTCAGAATGACGCTTAATAAAATCGTCGCATTGAATAGATTTAGGAGGAGCGAACCCAACAACCTTATTATTACAATTAATAATTACTGAACGACAAAGCCCATATGTAGGAATTAGATCGTAACTTAAAAATGGCTTGTCATATCTGACAACTTTATAAACGGATTTATTCGCAGTCCTAGATTCTACCTTGTTTAATTTTAGTACACCTTCCGTATTAGAGTCATTTTTAACAAGATCGTCGAAACCTTGTATGTTAGTCAATGTGTATGTAACAGATGTAGTCATTTCCAGTATATATATTTATGCGAATGTCTTTAAACTATATTTTTTCAATGATTTCAACTTAAGCATAAAAATTTCTATTATAAATATAGAAACAAATGTCATCAAATCCGGAAAAAGAAAAAGAAAAAGATTCAGAAACTACTCCTGATCAAAATGATATGGTGTTAGAGCTCCAACTTGGAGATGTTATTCAAATAAGTAGTCCGCTAAATGAGGTATTAAATGGTCAGACATATATTATAGATTATATTGATAAATCGAAAGCTTATTTGATCAATACGGCCACGATGGAAAAACTCCGATTGCCAATCTCTGAAGAGGGGGTAATTGGAGACGGAAATATAACGCGTATTGCGATCTTGAGTAGAAGTGATTCAGCAAGCTACGCAGAACAAAATGGGCTAGTAACCGGAAAATGGATTAATATTTATTTTGGTGGCGAGATACCCATCATCATAACCGGTGAAATTACCAATTTAGAAAATGATATGATTGAAATCAAAACGGTAGACGATGATGTAATCTACTTGAATTTTGATTATAAGGGTATTCCTGAGAGTTTACCGATTGAGATGATTGAAATTCGCGAAAAGCCGTCTGAACCATTGGCAGCACAGCAGGAACCTTTAGAGGATTTGTCTGAATTAAATGAGGAAGTTGAAGAAACGAAGGTTGCTGACCCCGAGAAAATTCGCCTTACCGTCCCGGTGAAAGAGATCAAGGATCAGTTAAGGGAGTTTATAGTGAAGGCAGACAATGTCAAGTTTGGCGACGAAGAGTTTGGCGCCATTGTTCAATATATCGATGTGGCGACAAAAAGTCAGAGATATAGTATTGAAACACAAGTTAGCGATCTACTCGATGAACTTCTCTCTACTATTCCAAACGCACAAAGAACTCCGCGTGTGTTGAATAATATTCACATAATGATCGAGCGTTTTAAGCAGCTACGCGAGCATTTCTCGTTGTTTGATCAGTATGGCAATGTTGACGGTATTTTGACAAAGGAGGCTTCATACAAACCATTAACGGTATATTTCAAACAATTACAAAGCACTTTGTATTGGATTTTACCCGTCGTCAAAAACGTTAAAAAGGTATATAATGTGGAGCATATTGACGAGGAAAATGCCGACCTAGTTAATATTGATTTAACGAGTGACTTGAAAAATATTCAGGAACTAGTCAATAATTACAAGGCAAATGATATCCCGTCGGATCAAAATAGATATGCCGAATTGTATTCAGATATGAACCCGTATTTAACACCTTATGAATTAATTTCCGATGAAGTTGGCGGCATTATTGATGAGAAATATACGCAAACAAACATTAATACAATTATTGACAACTTGGAAGAAATGTATTCGTCTATTTATAGCAGTAATGCGGTAAGAACACGGCGATTCGTAATTCAAAAATACAACACGGCTCTAACAAAATTGGACACGGTTGACTCGACAAGCGCAAGGCTATATACGGTAAGAACAAATATGACGAAAAACGACACAATGTCCATAAAATCGTTCATCACACTACCTGAACCTGTAATCCGCTTTTCAAAAATCAATCTCCCCGGGACTAGCATATTAGACAAGGCCAATTTAAACTTGGCATTCTTAAATTATTGGCAGCTATTGAAAAAGAAAACCAAGGTCCAGACGACCTTTATTGATAACGTTAATTCCGAGTTCGAGTTTAATGAGCAGAATTTCGCAAACAATATCAAAAACTTTGCCATGAATTTAAGCGATCAGGATATCGGCCGCATGACACGCAAAGAAATATATGACAGTTTCGTCAAGGCGATCGTTCCCAAGACGAAGATGTTGTTTAATTTGATGAAAAAATATATTACAGGCAAGCTATCTATTATAGATGTCGTCTCCTATTTGGAGCCATTTTTAGTCTATACAGATGACCTAACATATATGCAATACAAGGAGATTACCGATTTTATAGACGAAAAAATTTCAGACTACAATAAAAAGTTTATCGACCGCTCGAGAATCTTTAAAAGGATTTATCATTTACGATTTAACGTGAATATTATTAAGCAGCGTGCCTTTAGCGTAGTAGACATTTTAAAGAAAATGCGCTATGAGATAATTACAGAGGGGTATGACATGGTCGATCCAGAGAAAACATTTACAAATTCGGAAATTCTTCGCAAAATAACATTGAAGGATTATACTAAATTATACACAACAGCGTTATCTGTTCAAAATTTCCCACTGTTATTCCCAACTGAATTCTCTACTCTGTTTGAGGAGGAAAAAAATAAGCTTGATGATAAACTTAAAAAGGAAAAGGGCGAAGACACGTGTAAAACAGTCACCATTGCTAAGTACTATTCTTCGATGGAGGAATTAAATAGCGACAACGAAAAATCACCCATTTACTTTGATAAAAAATACGACAAGACAAATTATGGAATGCTGGAGGAAAATTATGGAAAGGATATTATGATAATGTCGTCGGAAGAACTAAGAGTCCATATTGCTAAGGATTTGATGGTAAAGAAGAAGATGAGTGAATACGATGCCGACTATCTGGCATCGACTCTTGTTGATGGTCATAAAAAGGTGATTGACGGACAGTTTGCGATATTGTACAAAGGATATAAGGAGGACGTCGCAGAGGAGGTGGACTTTTATGTTCGTAAAGGTAATAAATGGGAGTTGGATGCTGAGGTTAGTAAGGAAGACATAAACACCGATGAGTCGTCGATATTGTGTGATATGCAAGAGAAGTGTATAACCGCACCCGGAACAATTGATGATAAATGTGAAAGCACAAAAGAAAACGAACTGGGGCTACAAACAAAGCTTCTTAAAGACGTTATAAGTGAATTTGATAGCAAGTATAAGTTATCAAAACAGGAATTACAGGCCAAAGTGTCAAGCAGGCTAGAATATTTACAAAATATTATTCACGTTGTCACCAAACTAGAGGCAAATGAGATGTTTAAATATAACAATCAGAAGTACAAAATGGGCACCAGCGTTGACGATAAGCAAATCGGTCAAATCTCGCCATATCAACCCATATTAAATATTATATTACGACAGGCCGATTTTGTTAAAAAACAGCGCGATATCATTCGATTTACAAATACATTTACCCGAACATTTATACCTGGAATGGGCCCATTAAATCAATTAGAATCCCAACACTGGCTATACTGTTTAAAAACCGGTATTCCATTATTGCCTACATTTAAATACGAATTGGCGGAGGTTTTTGTTGTTGGAGGAGAATATGAGTATGTTCAAAAGATCGAACTTATAAAGTCGACAATTGGGACAGAAAGTGATGACGGTGATTGGTGGGTTGATAAACATAGTGGTTGGACTATTTGTCCGGTTGAGTTTAGTATGGAGGAAGGGTACGAAGAAGGGTTTCGTGTTTCAACTAGAGCTGTTATGGAGACAGACGCGGGTAACAAAATTCAGTCGGCCTTATCGGAACAAGGTATAAAATATACCACACCTGATACTATTATGATAAACAACACGATAAATACGCTTTCTGTTGCTATGGGTATAAATATTACAACACAGAAGGAGTTCATTATGAACTGTGTTTTGTCGGCGATTCGCGATACAGTTGAATCAGAAGATGATTATAAACAGAAAGTAAGAGAGATGGCTGAAAAGGGGCGCAAAATGATGGCATACAAGGACTTTTATAACACGGCGATTTTATATTACACTCTTGGAATGTTTTTGATTGGCATCCAGACGTCGATCCCTTCAATAAGAACTCGCAAAACCCATCCGGGATGCGTGAGATCCTTTACAGGATATCCATTTGAAGGAGCTGGCGATTTGAGTAGTGTAACATACATTGGGTGTGTGGCGTATGATATAAGAGAGTCTGGTGAGCCATGGAATGTGTTAAAGGGAAAACGTCAAGAGAATATAATTACTAAAATCAAGGGCTCAATAGATGATGTCTTGTTGGCCATACCTGACGTAAGAAGGAAGTTCGATGAAAAAACCGAGTATTTGTTAACGAGCCCTGCTACTGAAATCCCTGAAGAACACGATATATCAAAATGGCAGCAGTTTTTGCCGCCACTTGTTGCCTTCAAAATAAAACACCTCTTGAATATTTCACCTGAATTCAAGAAGGGTCTGTTGTCTGATTTGCGAACAGGGGCTGGCGATCAGCGAAACAAGATATGTGTTATTGAATCGAAGATTATACAATTCTCTCTATCTGTTGTAGAAAGGATACAAGAAGTAGTTAAGAAACACAGATTACTTCTTCATACTTCAGGAAACGAACCCTATCTAGAAAACGCGTGCTGTGAAAGCGGCGAAAATGAAACAACGATTGGATACTTTACGGAAAAGGACCCACGAATCATTGAATATAACGATATTGTTAAGCAGTTGACGAATATGCGCGAGGATATTTTAAGCTATGCTACGGGTGGGTTATTTTATAGTAATATAAACACAAAGAATAAATATCCGGCAATTACAGACGAATTTAGTGAAAAAACAATCTATTTGGCATTTATTCGATTCTGTAAATTTAAATCTCTCGCACCTATTCCCGAGGATCTACTCCCTTTCTGCACAGATAAACCGGATAGCGCGCTTATTAATCCAAACGATTCTGTTGACCAAATGATTCAAAAGTTAAAAGACAACGGTAGAAATTATAGCAACGAACATTTCTTAAGAATGATTCAAATTGTCAGTCAGCACAATAGAATAAATATAGATATAGAACCAACAGAGGTGTCTTCTATTACGAAGCTTACTCGAGTGTTGGAAGCAATTGACAAAGAAAACGACGAAGTTGTTGAAAAATCCTTACGTGATTTGATAAGCAGATCACTCGATTCATTTGATATTGCTACCGAAAACTACACAAAGGAGGTAAAGGAATTGAATAATTTTTTGATTAAAAATATTGAGGCTATGAAGGGTGAAATCAAGGAGTTTGTTCAAAAAAATACTGGCTCGGTAATAACAAATAGTTCAGTAAAAAAAATGATAAATACTATTTCGAATTTATCGGCTTGGTCCGCAGATTCATCGACTCGCAATGAAGATATCAAAATTTCAGACGACAAGCTATATAATATTACGAATTTTTACAAGAATTTTATAAATAGCTTTGTGAATGTGTTCCCGAATATAATTTTGAACAAGGTGCATTATGATGAAACGCATATTCCAAATTATCACGGGTTTTCAAAAAATCACGCGAATAAATTGAAGAAATACGTTGCGGAGTATTATGAAAAGCTCAAGACCTTTTACGATATTCCTACTCTACAGAATGTTCTAACAACAATACAAAGAACGAGTAAGAATTTAGTTATGCTTGCGGATTATACACCGAGCTTCACTAGCATTCGTGTTAGCGGCGACAAGACGATAAAGCCTGTGTTAGACGAGCGAACAGGACGATTTTTATTCGAATATTACCTACTTCGTGTTTTACTGAATTACATAGATTTAACGGACGAAGATGAAATGATCGTAACAGAGATTCGCAAAGAAACCAAAGTCGCTGATGTGTTCACAACGGAATATTTGGAAGATGTTGAAACAAGAATCGATTTATCAATGACCACAAGAGACAAAACGGATACAAGATTGCTGACGGGTAACAAGAAGGAACTTAGACAAAAGACCGCCGAGTTGTTAATTGCTTTTATTGATATCTTAAATAATGAAAAAAATACTGTTGATACGTCTTACGAGGATATCCAAGATAGAGTCTTCAAATTAAGAGAAAGAGAGAAGGATTTAGTAACTGATAGGCTGAAAAAGATGACGGACGAAGAAAGAGACGCAGACACGATTCTTAAAATCAATAAGCTCGGAATGTATAGTAAGGGCATGCAAAAGGGATTAACCACCCTAGACAAAAATTTCTACGATGAAGAGCAAGAATTTAGAGATACAATGACGAAGGCGGAGAGAGACATTCGAAAGCGAGATGCGACCGCAACGGATGAAAACATTGATATTCTATTAGATGAGTTTATGGAACAACGCATGGTTGACAATGAAATTGACGCAGAGGCAAATGATATGGAATTTATGAACGAAACATATTATGACGGTAATACGGATGGTGTTGGGGCACCAGAAGAAGAATATGATGATTATCAGGAAGATATGTAAAATCTATAAATAAAATATAAATATCAATAATTTTATTACACACATAATAAAATTATATACATATATAGCATAATGTCAGACTATGCTAGAAGTGCAGGAGACACGCTTACGGAAGAAGAGCGTCAGTATTATCGGAGTGTATCGCCGGACACGGCGGGGCTTCAGGAAGATATGCGCCATTATTTGAAGGTACTTGTGGCAACTCTTGGTGCTGCTGCTGTTACCGCTGCCATTGCTAATTATTCAAATAAAGGCGGAACACGAAAAAGAAGCGCACGCAGCCGACGCGCATATAAGAAGAAGAGGTCAACACGCCGACGCTAGAAAAAATGCCCCCGCAAAAAGACAAATAAATAATAACAAATTTAGACGAATATAATTATAAAAAAAGTGTTTGTAATTATATATATAAGAATGTATAAAGGCTATATTAGAGAAAATATTACAGTGGCGGCTGTTGTTTTATTTATTATTATTTTCGGAACAATTCAAATGATGAAACCAACGTGTTTTTATAACAAGGACGGAAGTATTCGCGAATTTGGGGTCGGTTATAAAAATAAAACGATTTTGCCGATCTGGCTGTTATCATTGGTTTTAGGAATTATGTGCTATTTAGCCGTTATGTATTATGTATCAAAAATATAGAAGAATCTGATTAAAAAAATTTAGCATCATACTCGTCATATTTATCTATTTCGGAGGCCTTCCCGTATATTTCAGCGACTTTTTTTTGTTTAATGGTAAATTCTAAGACCTTCTTAGCATGTGCTTTTTGTCTAAGTTCGTGTTCCTGGCGATTGTTACCTTTCTTCGCATTTTTAGCTTTCATTTCAGAGGATATTGGACTTGCATGTGGACTTGTAATGGGAGTAATTATAATAGGCATTATATCAGGCTGCATAGTTGACGCCTCTTCAAATAATTCGCGAACCAAGACATGGTCTGATTCTTCAACTAATTTGCGTTCTTCCATTTTTCGTTCTTCCATTTGTTTTAACAGTTCTGCGTCAGGAACCGTTAAAATTGTGTTGGTAATTTCACAGCAATTTATATGCTCCCAATCCTCCCAATCTTCAACTTCAACAATCATAAATATATATATGATTTATTAGACTCTAAATTCTTTTATATATAGAATAACTTAGGTGGTGATGGTGTAATTCGTGCTGGTAGCAAGACTGTTTTGCTTCTTCGCTGCTGCTTCAGATTCCATGAACTTCTGCTGATTTTGCGCCATCGTTTTAGGATTCGAAACACATCCACGAGTTGTTATCTTAAGCTGAACAAGTGCTGTCAATAAAAGGCCTGTGTATGTATACCACATAGATTCACCCACATTATCTTTAGTAACCACCAATCTAAATAAATCCTCCTTCAATTTTGCTGTGCTACCCTTTGCGTCGTCCTGATACTCCGGCTTCTTCAACGGATTTAAAATTGTCCAATAAGATTCAAAATTGGACGGGAATATTTGATTTATTAATACGGAGGTATTTCCACATATTTTAATTATTGCGTCGGCGGCACTCTGCATGGCGTCTTTTTGTGCCTGACTGGTCAACTGAGAATCAGCATTTATTTTCTTTTGAATATTCGGATCAACTAATAATTCGGTTAAAACCGTGTTCGCCTCGCCGGAAATCCAATAATATCCAACTACATCAGAAAAGGCGGTTTTAAATCCTGGATAAACCGTTAAAATTACAACCAACACGCCGAATATTAGTATCCAAGGCAAGAATGTAAAAATACCCGCCGCCCCCATATTTTCAGATATATTTCCACCACACGTTGAAGAAATGATAGATGAATTTACTATAAATTGAATAACCATTACTAATAATAAATAAATAGCTAAATACATATGACTGCTGCTAGCATATTCCTTTTTCTGTTCCGGATCGTTTAATATCGCAAGCGTAAGACTTGGTTTTAAAAAATAATAATACAATAATGTTGTCAGTAAAAAAGTTACAATATTTAAATAAGAATTAGCCATATAGATAATATGTATAAATTAATTTATTATTTTAACTACAATTATTATGGATTTTGAAGACCTTGCTAAACCATCGCTAACTGAACCGGGAGTAAAATATTTTTTACATCAAACACTTAAACAGTGCCATATTGCTAGAGATAAATTTAATAACATGGTCTTTAATATTGGACTATTCATTGGGTTCCTGCTTATTTTAGGATTAATTCTGCTTTACAAATATAAAGGAAAATTGTCACCGGTCGAACTACAGCAAAAAAACAAGGAAAAACAACAATATATTTTGTCGAAAATCCAGAATTTTCAGCATGCTAAAAGGGCGGCACAACAAGAACTAATAACCGGACTACCTGCGTGGGAAAGCGAACATGATATGATACATTCTAAATCAACCTATTAGAAACAAACAAATTTAGAATGCGCGTGCTCTAAAAAATTATAAGATATAATATATATTAATGGAGGTGTCTGCGAAAACAATACACGATGTTAAAGAAACGTTAAATGAATACTTTAAACTCAAACTACAATATGAAACACAGATTATGGCAAATAAAAAGAAGATAATGAACAACTCGTCGTTAAGTAACAGAGAGAAACGATCAGAATTTCTTAAACTTAAGCCCAAATGTATTAATTGTAAACGACCCGGTGGGACGAGATTTAAAACCACGTATTTTAAAGAAACGGACAAGGACGAATCGCATAGACAGTATAAAGCCACATGCGGCATAATTGCGGACCCCTGTAATTTAGATATAACCGTTCAAATTGGCAAGGTAGATTTACTACCAAATCTGTTAAATAATATACAGGACGAAATCAAGGAGCGCAAAAACACTGTAATAAACAACAAAAATAAGTTGTTATTTGGTTGTATTACTACGGAAGACGCGTTGTCCAGTTTTGATTCATTAAAGGACGATATATCCTTTTACACATCCTTTTATGAGCTATACCTTGAAACTTACAACGCCATTGTCGACAACGATGATATAAAAACCGAATTGAACAGCGCCCTTTCTGATTATTACATTCAGATAGATAAAATTAAGGATTGTATTAAGAAAATGAACGAAACTAGTAACGTTCAATATGCTCACGATGCGGTTGTTATACAAACAACGATATTAACGCCGCTTATGGAGAAAATAAGAGGGTTAAAATATAATGAAACTACCGTCTTGCGAAATGGAGATACGAATACGTGTAACCTCATTCAAACCATATACAGTATTCAAAAATTATCGTATTCTAGTTTTACCGACAAGGTCGTGTCATATAATGTTGGAACAGAGGTTATCTTCAAGAAAAAAACCGCTGCTATTGCGAGCGAATCAGAAGAAGAAAATACGCTGGAGGACGAACCAAATTTGATTAAAAAGCCGTCCGGACGAGACGAACCCATTTATACGCAAGGGCCCGGTGGTGATGAAGTAACGTGGAAGAAGCAGGACTACAAGGAATTATGGGATCGTTTACCCACAAAACTTAAATCCGCGTTAATCACAGATAAACAATGGTTGTCCGACTTCATGTTCAGCTGCACGACGGCGCGCGCAAAGAAAGAACCGTGTGTTATGACTATACCGGCAAATTTAAAAATGCCACCAACGGTTCTCTCCAATGGAGAATATGATTTCGGCGTCAAAATATACAACGATTTATTTAAGCAACTACCTAAGGACACGCAAGCCACCTATCTAACGTTTTCAAGTGAGAAAAATGGTGTTAAAAACTATAATATGTTTATTAATGCTATGAACGATCTTGTTGTTAAGGAAACAGGGTTTGGTAGAGGATATTTGTAAGTATAATTTTGCGGATGAATTTTGTATCTGAATATAGTATAGCATGTTGTTACACTATATTTCCATACCGGTCTTTATTATTAGTTTCGCAATTGGCTTGTTTTTTGTTTATATTTTGGGACCTGAAATGAAGACAATTTATATTTACCCTAGCCCTGAAACTGTAGGAAAGGTTATTGTTAAGGATAAGGCCGATAACTGTTTTTATTATGAGGAGCAGAATGTAGAGTGTCCAACAGACGAATCACTAATATCTAGCATCCCAATACAGGCGCAATAAAATATAACCACTGAAAGATTTTGATTTATTTAGTAAAGCTCATTTACAGAATTTATATGTTTTGAAAAAAGAATTTAACACGGTAATATAACAACAGAAATGCATCTAGGTAAATTTGTTCATACTGAAACTGGTAAAGTTATAATGTCTATTCTATTAGGTTTTGGACTCGCCTCTTTATTTAGAACCATTTGTAAGAATAAAGACTGTCTCATTTTTCATGCTCCACATTTAGAAGAAATTAAGGATAAAATATATAAAAACGGCGATAAGTGTGTAAAATATTCATATGTAGCAACAAAATGCGACTCATCTGCGAAAATAATCGATTTCGATTAAGGTTTGCGTAATTATTATAATCAATCATTCTTTATACTAATTATGAGCGATTCGACAAGTATCTTAGACTTACCAACAGATCCGGTGGGAGGAGGAAATGTTAGCAATAATATTTCAATGTCTGCGACGGAAAATGTAATGGTTTCACAAAAACAACCTGCAAATCAGGCAAACGGAACATTAGACGAGGCAACTATTAGCCAAATAGTTAGCGGACTTCAAAATGCAAGCCGTAATGGCGCAACTCAATTACCATCACGAGACATTTCAATGTCTACCATCGGTATCAGTAATGACCCACACGTCCAGCCGAATTATGTCCCACCCCCACAGGACAATACCGATTATATTAGAAACTATGAGCAAACATCGGATATGATAAATGACTACAATAAAAACGCACGTGATAACAATTCATTAGACGATATGTATAATGAAATACAAGTGCCATTATTACTCGCCGTCATGTACTTTTTATTTCAATTGCCGTTTTTTAGAAAAATGTTATTTGGGTATTTTCCTGTCCTGTTTTCAACTGACGGAAATATGAACATCAACGGATTTCTATTCACAAGCGCGCTGTTTGGCCTGCTATATTACTTGATCAATAAAACCACGAATCGCTTTGCCGTTTTTTAGCAGAGATAAATGTGTATAAAAACCCACTTAAAAATACGTAGATATAGTCATGTAACATAAACAATTATGAATTTAATTAATATATTAGCATCTACATACGAAAACATAAGCAGAATAACTCTGTACAATAGTTTTAAAACGGGCAATCCAACATACGACGCAGTTATATCAACTATTGTAATTGGTATATATGGTTATATATTAAATTATGTAAGCAGACATGACGGTATGGATATTTTATCAAATGTCAACTTTGAAACATTCAAAAGTTGTCTTTTTCAGAAAAACTGTGTTGTTATTGAAGGGAAAAAATGTTCCACCACGTGCTCATACAATTTGACACCAAATATTTCTGCCATATATAGCACTAGGTTCAAGGCGATTTCCAACCACATTATTTCTAATATTGATAAATTCGCTCCTATTTACCAGATTAAAGAAACATATAGCACCTATCAGACAACGTCTAATGAGGAAGAGAGAAGAAAAACCCACGAGATATTCATGGTTGATCAAAGAAAATCGTTTAAATTAGAGGACAATATTTATGCGCGCGTAGAAACGGAACAAGAAGCATCCGGTGACGAGAGGGACAAATCAAATACAAAAACCGTAAAAATGACATATGAGATATACTCATATGTACATTCGATTAGTTATCTAAAAACATATATTGATAAGATTACTGAAAAATACGTGTCATCTGTTCGAGAAATTCGAAGTAATAAACGGTTTATATACAATTTAGATTGTGTCATACCAAAACCAGAGGAAGGGTTGACAAGTTGTTGGCGGGAAGATGTCTTTGAAAGTGCGCGGACATTTCAAAATATGTTTTTCGATGGAAAGCAACAACTCGTGGCACATATTGACCATTTTTTAAACAATCGAGAATGGTATTATGAAAAGGGAATACCATACTCGTTAGGGATTGGGCTGCACGGACCGCCCGGAACAGGTAAAACGTCCTTTATTAAGGCTCTCGCAAAATATACAAATCGCCACCTTGTCGTGTTACCACTTAAAATTATAAAGACCAAAAAACAACTGGAAGGTTTCTTTTTTGAAAACACGTATTCTAGTTATAATGAAAAGGGTTCCGTGTCATTCGACAAGAAAATTATCGTGTTTGAAGATATTGATTGTATAGGTGATGTTGTATTGGAACGAGGTAGCAAAAACAAATCGCGCGCAAAAGCGAAGGACACATCAGAAAATATTGTAATAAGCGACATTGCAAAGCGTGGGCGGGATTCATCTGAAGTAACAACCGTACAACTAGTCGCACCGGCTACAGAGCCGCCAATCACACTCGACGATATTCTTAATTTATGGGATGGAATAAGAGAGACCCCAGGTAGAATATTGATAATTTCTTCGAACCACTATCGTAAGCTCGACTCAGCATTGACCCGTCCTGGAAGAATCGATATAACACACGAACTAAAAAACGCAAGTCATACAACCATATCTGAAATGTATCAGAATCTATTTAATAGCCCTATCCATAAAGGCAACTTGAAGAAGATCCGTGAGTATTTATACTCACCTGCTGAAATAATAAATATCTATGTTCAAAATAGAAATGAACACGATTTTATGAAGCGATTGATGCAAAATAAAAAAAGCGTTTAAAATATAGATAGGCCTAGATAAACTCTGCCTTGTTGTAATGAGCCCGCATACTTTTTATATGTAATTCTACATTATTTACGTCCTTTACACACGCCAGCGGAGGAGATATTAACGCTCTACTGGCGCTATTTGTTAATAGAAGATTAGATGCCGACAAATGTTCGACCTCGTTTTTTGCTATAGCGCCAATATAGGTGTCATAATATTTGTCGAGTATATACATTGCGTGCTTTCGTGATAAAATATACATTTGTGTCCCGATTAGAGTATCTGGATAATTATGATACATATATTTCGACCTCCCACTCGTCTCGCGTTTAAATGAGAATCCGTATTTCGCAACAGATTCGTCCACTAGAAAAGGCGTAAGATACCCCAATAACAATATATCCAAACTTAACAAGTTGAAATCGCATAATATTTTAGGCAACATCGGCTTTATATCCGTGTGAATATAAATGTCATTTTCACAAAAAACACCATAAGCGCAGGTTGTTTTATGACAAAAATCATATATCATACGTAGATGATCAAACCCACTAAATGTTTCGTGAATATTTTGTTGTATATCAGTCGCATAATCTGCGGCATAGTAATTACAGTTCACGCTAAGACGTGTAAATCGTTCTTTCATATTATTTGTCTGTTTCATTGAATTCGGGTATAAGCAAAAAAACTGACAATTGTACAGTTCCGACATTTAATATAGCTGATATATTACATATACTTATTTTATTTACATCAAAATATTTCATTATACTACTATCCATTTTACAATAAATTTCGTTTTATTATAAAATAGTAAATACCGTCATATACTAGTTTGAATGATTCAAGATTTCGTTATAAAATTAATCGACAATTTACCCGAGGAGATAACAAAAACGAAGGAGCCAATCGTAATAGACCTCATCTTGGATGGCGGTGCATTTAACGGTAGTTATTTAGTTGGCGCGCTATACTTTTTAAAGGAAATGGAAAGGCGTAAATATATTAGAGTAGATAGAATATCTGGATGCAGTGTCGGCGCAATTGTGGGATTCTTATATTATATTGATGGATTACACCTTATGAGTGAATTATATGAAATACTTGCGGCTGACTTTAGAAAATCATACAAGCTACAACTTGTTAAACAGCTTAAGCGGCATTTAGGCAGCAGCATTCCGTCTGATATTTGTCAAAAAATAAACGGCAAATTATTTATTACATATCATAACATCAAAAGAGGCACAAAGCCGGTAAAGTGTAAATATACAGACATAGACGACATCTTAAATACAATAATAAAGTCGTCTTATATTCCATTTTTAATAGACGGTAATGTGCTATACAAAAACAAATATGTAGACGGAATGAACCCATTTATTTTTACAAATGAGCCGAATAAGAAGATTCTTTACATGGACCTATTTGGTTATGACAAGATAAGCAATCTTATCAACGTGAAAAACGAGAAATCGAATTATCATCGGATTCTGTCCGGGCTGTTAGATATACATTCGTTTTATATAAAACAATCCAATACCCAAATGTGTAGCTATGTTAATGACTGGAATGTGTTTAATACCGGAGGTAACTACATCAAGATTCTAATAGAGAAACTGATACTATATATTGTTTATGCGATAGTTTTTATAAATAAGAACATACCCAAAGATGTTAAAGATAGTATACTTTACAAGAGTTTAGCAAAAATATTATACGACATTTTTTTAATCGTATTGGAAAATCGTTGTTTATAAGTTAGAATAATGAAGCATTTATATTCTTCTATAAAAATGGACAATATTGATATAACTAGTTCTGAATTCACAATTAACGACATTTCCAACGACATTATCGGTGGAAGTGACGATTTATCAGGAGACTCACTATATATTTATATAGGAATTTTGGTTTTCGCTCTATTGGCCATCGTGTTTCTATATAAAATGTATAATAGAAATAGGCGAGTTACATTTCAAGATAAGTTAGATGACTGTTACGGTGACGTTTGTCGCCCATAATTTATTTATCGGGAGCGCCTTGTTTTGCCACCATAAATAGCTAGGGGTTTCTTCCTCTTATTTGTTCTGGCTCTTTTGCTTTTATGGGACTTCTTTTTATAATCTGATTTATGTGGTTTATTATCATCTGATTTTTTATTTTTAAAATCATCTGGTTTATAATTTAAAAACCACTCTTCTAACATTCCTTTATCGTTTTTCTGTTTTATTTCCTTATATTTCGCTGCCTTATCGGCTCGCATTTCTTCAACGGATTCTTGGTGTCCATAGCAAGTGATGCTGAATCTAGTGAGCAGACCCTTTTGTTCCAATCTATTCTTTTGCTGCACATCAAAGAGAAAACTCGACATGCATAATATTCTGTCTAAGAAATGGTTATAGTAAGGGCGGTCCGCATATAAAAATGCCAAATAGAAGCTCAACATGGTGTCGATTGTTGCTATTTTGACCTTTTGTCCGGCTATAGTAATAATATTGTAACTATGACACGCGATAGGTTTGTAGATCATTGCGACGGTATCCTTTCCAACTAAAATTTCATAATGCACTGGGATTACTTCTCCAACCGGGTCTCTTTTTTTGATTTGAACATTTGCGACACCAATGTCCTTTAAACGTTCCTTCACAATTTGGGCGGTTGTTTCGGGGTCATTGGATAAAACATCAAAATCCGCAATCTTTTCGAATTTATTTTTTACGTTTCCGGGCATGTAGCGCGCATATAGAGACATGGCGTAGCCGCCAAAAAACACGACGCCTTGATTTATAAACGTATTTCTTACCGTATCATAAATAAGGTCTTCATCTGTTCTGTTTTCCATTTCACGTTGAAATTCGACCATGTTACAATTTAAATCTGTAATTGGATAGTGCTTATTTAGCAGCGAGAGACGCTTCATAACCTTTTCCCATCTACTCGTATCTCCCGCAGGACGTGAAAGTTCCAAATACATCGACATTCTCAAATAGTTTGGCGGTGTGTATAAAATTCCGCCCACCCGAATCGCGTCCTTTTTCAACGCATTATAAATGCCCTTGGGTAACATGGTTATATCAGCAACCGGAATATAATTAACGAACACTTTATATGTCCCGTGATGCTGACCCGCCTTTGCTTCCACGTCTGTAAACCCCTGTTTATAATAAACATCTGCCAACTCTTTTGCGTCGGCCAACGCATTAACCGCAAAAAAGTCATAATCAGGAATCTCTACCTCCTTATTATAGAATTGGTCATCGGAAGGTAATATATTATTAATTGCCGTCCCTCCATAACAAATTAGCGACTTTCGCTTAATAAAATCTTCGACAATCTTAATAATTCTTTTGATATCGTCTGATTGAACAACGCGCTTAGCCATTTTTTCTTCCGCTTTATCAACTGCCATTCGAAGAATCGCTAATTCACAATCTTCGAATTTTAATCCTTTACATGTCTTTTTTGTTGTCATTCCGCGGTCTTATATACTAAATAGATTTAAATCTTCGAGAGATAATTTGTAGTTTTAAATTTTTTACAGTGGGGCGCACCCTTCTTAAGATTTAAAACTATAATAGTCTGTTGATGTTGTGCGCGTAGCATATGAATACGCCGGGTTTTGTTTTTTGGGCACCGGAATAGTGACAGGTTGGTATCTCAAATCCGCGGGTTTTAAACAAAACGCGTAACCGCATCTGTCGAAAAACTCGTCGTTTTCCATTAAAAAGTTGTCGGGCAATTGATAACGCATTGCGACAAAATTACATCCATACGTTCTAGCTAGCATTGCGCTTGGATTTGCGGGATCGACACCCACATCTGGGAAGACAATTGTCATGCCTGTCTTGTTATATTCAGTTAATTCTTGAGTATCGGGGCTATTTACAATGTCATAATTTGAATAACTTCTCATAAAGATTGAGTTGCTTGTTATGTTTACGTATTCTAAGAACGCCTCATTCTGTAAAAATGAGTTGTTTATTTTGTCAACGACTATAATCACCTTGTTCCTAAATGTTTTTAAGGGAACACTTCCTAAATTATGACCACTATTTTCAAAACTATAATCCATTCCGAGCAAAATGTCATCATATGATTCTAATATAGATGCTAAATTAGAATACATTTCCTGATTATTACTCTTAATTCTTAAGTGAACAATGATGGGATCTGTAGGATTTGGGGTGGTTCCGCCGGAAAATGCGTAGCTACGGATTGTCTCCATTACACTGCCAAAACCAACGGAATTAAACGTCTCTTTAATGAAATAATTGTCGACGGTGGAAGTAGCAACGACGGGTTGATTGTCAACGGAGTATACTTCAAAGTCTAAACACCGGACACCTTGTTTAATTACTGCCTTTAAATTACATATGTCTACAAAATCGTTTTTATAAGAGCCGCCCGAACAAGCATTATATGCTGTTTTTACATAGTAATCAAAAAGGTTGCCGCTACAGTCAGGATCATTGTCCGAAATAGGTCTAATATTTCCATTTACGCTGGGATATAAAGAATTCATAAAATCGCATTCTTTCGATGATAACCTACTAAGATAAATCATGTATGCGATAAATGTTACAAGGATGATAAAAATAATCGCAATAATCATATAGGACTGGAAAGCTTCATCGGAATTTGTAATGTTGCTTAAATACTGTTCTGCTACGCTTGGCATTAATCTAATATAATATATTATTTTTTAATTTAAATTTGGGTTTTAGAAGGAATATATAAATGATGAAATAAAGAATTAAAAAATTGCCTTATTATATACTTAATATGGCCGGCGGATTAATGCAATTGGTTAGCGAAGGGCAACAGAATATAATTTTAAATGGTAATCCAAGCAAGTCGTTCTGGAAGGCAGTTTATAAAAAATTCACGAACTTTGGTAAGCAAAATTTTAGATTAGATTATGAAGGAACTCCAATAATTAATCCTACAACAGAGTCAACATTTGTGTTTCGCGTCAAACGGTACGCAGACCTCCTTATGGACTGCTACATCTCAATCAATCTCCCGACAATTTGGAGCCCGATTATGCCTCCTCAGCCGATTTATAATTCAGCAGGAGTAGTAACTGGTTATACTGACTGGGCGCCTTATGATTTTCAATGGATAGAAAATATCGGCGCGCAAATTATTAGTCGCATAACTATTAATTGTGGTAATCAAAAATTACAAGAATACTCGGGGCAATATATTTTAGCTTCCGCTCAGCGTGATTTTACTGCCGAGAAGCTAGCATTATTTAACGAAATGATCGGACAAACCGCAGAGCTAAATGATCCGGCAAATTATGGGGCGCGAGTAAACGCATATCCAAGCGCGTTTTATAACCCTAATCCGGCTGGCGCACAACCGTCCATTCCCGGACGCACATTATATATCCCTCTTGGAGCGTGGTTCAACCTTGTTACTACACAAGCCTTTCCATTAGTCGCGCTTCAATATAACGAACTTCAAATCAGCGTCACATTAAGACCGTTTAACGAATGGTTTACTATACGCGATGTTATGGATTATGCGAATACGTTTCCCGTGGTTGCGCCGAATTTTAATCAGTTTTACATGCAACCATATCGATTCCTTCAAACGCCGCCGGATGAAATACTTGGTCCGGTATCTTACGTGGATAACAGAACACAATGGAACGTGGATATTAATTTAAATTGTACTTATTGCTTTTTATCAAACGACGAATCTGAAGTATTTGCTAAGAACGAACAGAAGTATTTATTTAAGCAGGTTTACGAGAGACCCTATTATAACATAACTGGACAGAATAAGGTAGATTTGGATTCATTAGGAATGGTGATTAGCTGGATGTTTTACTTTCAGCGAAGCGACGCAAACTTGCGAAATCAGTGGTCAAATTATACGAACTGGCCTTACAATTATATGCCACAAGACGTTGAACCTGCGTCTAGTGCTGGAAACTATAACTATGTAAATCCGTTAGCTCCAGGGCCTCCTAGTATTGGTCCGGGTGTAAATCCTAATGGCTCGCCAACACATATCTACACAACAGGGCAATACAATCCGCAGAATATTCAGTATATTTTAATAGCACTTGGAATCCTCCTGGATGGGCAATATAGAGAAAATATGTTACCTGCGGGTGTATATAATTTTGTTGAAAAATATGTGAGAACCGCAGGAAATGCGCCCCAAGGCTTGTATTGTTACAATTTTTGCTTAGACACAAATCCGCGAGTAATACAACCATCCGGTGCGATGAATATGAGCAGATTTACAAATGTTCAGTTTGAATTTACAACCATATCGCCTCCAGTGGATCCATATGCGCAAGTGTTAACTATTTGCGACCCAACAACAGGAGATATCGTGGGCATTAACAAACCAACGTGGCGCATTTATGATTACAACTTCAACATGTATTTAATGGAGGAGCGTGTAAATATGGTAATATTTGTTGGTGGTAATGCGGGTTTATTGTATGCTACATAAATATTGTGTGTAGGCATTTGTATTATAAATGTGTAATTTTTTTTGTTAAAATAATTACATATTATAAATATATATGAAAAAATAGTTATATTTTCAAATTGTGCCGGTAATATAACTATTTTATTCATTATATTACTAATTATGAAAATTTAAAATAATCGGCGTTTGAAAAGAAAGAAAAATCATTAAACGGGTTTCCAAGGAGGTAATTGTAAAGAAAGCTCCTAACTAAATGTTACAATATATAATATATAAACTTGATACTTAAATAATTGAAAATATCAGGTTTTTCTTTGGGAAAGTTGAAAATGTACAAAAATGTTATTTCGTGGGTGTAGTATTTACTAAAAGAATATAAGCATTGGTTGATATTATTACTATGTCGGTTTATTCTTGTTTATTATTGCTCGCTTTGTGTCCGATTTATGCGTCTATCGCGGTTCCGTTTGCTTTTCATCAATTGATTGTTATGAACAGTTCTCTTCCGGGCTATATTGTCCGGTTAAAGGGTGGGGATAAAATTGGCAGTAAACTCACGACGTTTATTACACAGTTACCCAAGTACGGAACCTTATTTCAATTATCTCAGGTGTATAGTTTTTATGGTTATCAGCCCATTTCCGGTGTGCCTATCACTCATAATCATACTTTGGTTACTGGTACTTTACACCGTGTTTACTACGTTCCGAACACGAGACTTTTCTGTCGCTTTTGCTCTGATGTATTTTCTTTTATTGTAACGGACGGCTCGTCTCAGTCCTTTCCAGGAAATGTCACGATGGCGGATGCGGATGGCACGATTGTCGGTAGTGATTTTTTACTTGGAAGCGATGGATGGACTATTCTTGGCAACAAACTATCCATTTCAGTTCCTGTTTTTGAACCATATAGCCGCGGACAGTTCTTTCATAATTATATTCAGGCAAGTGATAACCTCATTCACGGGAAACCGGATAAATCTTTGTGGGTTTACAATGCCCCGTCCAAGTTTTTTGGGAACTTAGGGATAGCATATGGCGGGACCATTCAGTTTTCCATTAGCCTCTTAGCTGGGGATATTACACAACTCCATAAAGGCGCTCCTTTGGTTGAACTTGAATGTAATAAGATGGGTATTACTCTTATCTATCCCTTATCCGCGGTTCAGTTCTACCGTTTTATTGCTTCTTTTCAAATTGCCTTGGTGGAAACGTCGGGTTGGTTGAAGGTTTCATGGGATGGTTTGCATGTCGAGCGGGTTTTACCGAGCAAATGTGAGTTTATACAAGCCTTATCGTGTGTCTCTGGGTTTCGTATTTTGGGTGATTTGACCACCTGGTACGAAACCATCGCATTAGACAATGTTTTTATTCGGAATGATCGTAATCACTTCTTGTTAGATGCGTTTTGTAATTAGTTGTTTTTAACTTAAAGAATTGAAAATATCAAGTTTTCCCCTGGGAAAGTTTTTTCAGAAATTTAAAATGGACAAAATAAATGTCCAAAAATCGAAAAAGGCAAAACAGTGTTGCGAAATAACATGTTTTTACTGCATAATTGAAATTTATGGTCTGGTCACCAAAAAAATAATTTTCAATTTGTGACGATAAAATTTTTATTAATTTTTTTGAAAAGAAGTTAAACTAATTTTCTGTTGTTAATGTATGACAACGATTCACAACGATTCTTTAGTAAAAATTAGTCAAAACTTCAAGTGCGCGATTTGTAACTATACTACGTCACGAAAATATAATTTAGATCTTCATCTGAATAGCATAAAACACAAAAACAGTCTTTTAACAACGAATGACAATGTTTCTTTAGTAAAAATTAGTAAAAGCTATCAATGTCAAAATTGTGACAAAGAATTCAACGATAGAGCAGGATTATGGAGGCATAATAAAAAATGTAAACTCGAAGACTGTTCTAATTCAGATGAAAAGACTGATCAAATAACAAACGAACCCGCAGACAAAGATCAACTTATACTGATGCTTATAAAACAAAATTCAGAACTGATAAAAGAAACGTCTGATTTTAAAAATATCATGATGGAGGTTATCAAAAATGGAACTCATAATACTACAACAACTACTACAACAAACTCACATAACAAGGCATTTAACCTGAACTTCTTTTTAAACGAAACGTGCAAGGACGCAATGAATATTACGGAATTTGTTGAGTCAATTAAACTGCAGTTGTCGGATTTGGAAAAGGTTGGTGAAGTAGGTTACGTGGAGGGCATTTCCAATATTATTGTAAAGAATCTGAAGGACCTTGATATTACTCAAAGACCGGTTCATTGTACCGATAAGAAGAGAGAAACAATGTACATTAAAGACGAAGATAAATGGGAAAAAGACGATGAACAAAAGAAAATGCATAAAATGGTAAGAAAGGTCGCGGATAAAAATGCAAGAATGCTACCCAAATTCAAAGAAGCGCATCCAGATTGCGGCAAAAGTGCTTCTCGCTTTTCAGATCAGTATAATAAAATTATCATGGAGGCTATGGGTGGAAAAGGTGACAATGATTTTGAAAAGGAAGAAAAAATCATTAAAAGGGTATCCAAGGAGGTAATTGTTGACAAAGATTGATTGCCCTAAGGGAGAGGGGCATTAGACGCAAACGGACCATCTTCGATAAATTCCCCCGTTAAACTATAACGCTCGGGGTAGTTTGGCATAAACTGAACAGCAGGTGGTTTATATCTCTTATTAAACAACGCGTTTTCTTCATTAAACCCATCCATCCACTTATTAACGCCAAAATTGGGCATGGCTGGTTTAGAGAACATATTAGCAGTAATGACCCTTTCGCGGGTGCCATAACCGCTTGTTAATGGCGAATATCTTGGCGTAACTCCCACTGTGAGTTTTCCAGCCTCATCATTGCCGGGAACAGTATCGGGCGCACTTTTCAATGGCGGCGTGTATGGCTGACAGCCTGGGCAATCAATATCGGCCGAGCATTGTTGTCCGGTTATGGCACATCGCGCAGTCGGACCGCAAAAATTTTTACAACTATACGTTGTTGTTAAAGGAAGATTTACGGTGTGACTTGTTGCGCCACCTGAATCCTCTTGAATTATCGAGGGTGTAAAACATTCCATAATGAAGTTATTTTTAGTTAAATAATTAATCCACTTAAATATTGATATAAGTAAAATAAAACTTGCCAACACCAAAAATAAAAATCCGGAGTGTTTTTTATAGATTTCCATAATAGTAATATAATATCTATGAAGATTTAAAATTATATTAAATTAGGTGATTTAGTAAATAATAACTTTATAGGGTCCAAATTATTTTCTTTTGTCGCATTTTTCTTTTGTCTGTGTAATATAAGTAATGGCAAATTCTGATGAAACGGACGATAAAAAATCATATGCCTCGAAATTAACAACTTATATTATCATCATAGTAATTGTTCTATTCAGCATACCTGTTTATTATGGATTCAGTGGTCTAATATTATACGCATGTAAAGTAGCGCAATCTAACGTTTTGCCTGACGATAAAAAATGCTATCCATATGTAAACACCAAGCCGGACATTGAACCAATTTCGACAAATATTTTTACGACGAATACGGATCCTCAAATGTCGATGAAGTTAAAAATACCATACGACGAGTATAACTCTTCAAATAGTATACTAGACGGCCTTCGTTCTTATAAGAACAATCCAGATTCATATTTTCTACTAAACTATTTTGTTACCATTCTAGAAAGCACCCTACAATTTAATTATTCTATATTCAATTATGTATTGAATAAATTGAATATGCTACCGGAAACGTTGCTTGTATTAACGGGTCCAATAATATTCTCTATATTATCGCCGTTTATTATTTTTGTAGATATCATACATTTTATTTATTTATGGTTTACAGAAATGGGATGGTTTTTCAAGGAAAACACAAATGACTCTGGTAAAGGGATACCAAAATGGGAAAACATCAGCTTTTTTTCAGGACCATTTAGATATATGGTGGCATTTGGTCTAATTATTTTATTTACATTGGCGACGATTTTTGCCTGGAGTTTGTCATCACTCTTTATATTTTTAGCGTTTTGGTGGTGTATTTTTAGCGTTATCACATTTAAATCAGAATTAAATGGTGCGCCCACGACTGGATTCACAATTATAAAAGAAACATACAAGTATTACAAGGGACAAATGATGGGCCTCCTAAGTTTTTTTGTAATTTTGTTTGCCTTTATACAATTGGGAGCGGTAGGTGGTATAGTCCCTTCTATCCTCGTTCTGTTAATATATTTTGGAGTAATAGCAATTGATATATATACTCCGGTAACAGAAAAGGGTTTATCTCTCCTAACAAGTTATAAACAAGCCAAGAAGACGTGTATTTCAGAATCAAACCTACCAAAGGAGAAACACGGAATTTTGTATAATTGGCTGTTTGGCGGACCCCAATCAGGAGGAAATATTAAAAACGAACTTAGAAGTATAGGGAAAAAATTATCAGGCAAATAAGACTTAAAACTATTGAGTTTATAATATTAATGGGAAAATCCAAAAAGCAGCAACAGACGCTTCCAATGGTGAGCATATGTACTCCAACCTTTAATAGGCGTCCTTTTATACCGATGATTATTAAATGTTTTGAGCACCAGACATACCCCAAAGATAGAATGGAGTGGATTATAATTGATGATGGAACAGATAAGATCGGAGAATTAGTTAGTCATATTCCACAAGTTAAATATTTTAAATATACCGACAAGATGACGTTGGGGTGTAAGCGAAATTTATTGAATGAAAAGGCGACCGGTGATATAATTGTGTATATGGATGACGATGACTACTATCCACCCGAAAGAGTGCAACACGCGGTCGAAACTTTACAAAAAAACCCCAAAGCACTATGCGCAGGGTCGAGCGCGATGTTTATTTTTTTCAAGCACGTAAATAAGATGGTTCAGTTTGGGCCATATGGCACAAATCACGCTACAGCGGCGACATTTGCTTTTAAACGGGAGTTGTTAAAAATCACGCGATTTGATGAAAAATCTTCTGTGGCGGAAGAGAAGAAGTTTTTAAAGGATTATACAATTCCGTTTGTTCAATTGGAACCTAAAAAGTCGATTTTGGTATTTTCACACGAACAGAATTCATTTGATAAACGGGAATTACTTATGCAAGGTCCCAATCCACGCATGCATGATTCCACATTGGTTCCGGCAGATTTTGTCAAAGAAGCCGATATATTGAAGTTTTTTATGGATGATATTAATAATTTGGCTTCGTATGAGCCAGGCAATCCCGAAAACAAGCCGGATGTTATAAAGCAAATTGCGGAAATGAAACAGAACAGAGAAGTAATGATACAGGAACACATGAAAAAACAGACTGAACAAGCAGAAATGATGAATAAATTAAAGATAGCTTCTTCTCTGCCAGCGGCGCAGAATAAAATTAATGAAATGGGAATTTTAATTCAACAACTCACATTAGAAAACAATCAATTAACCGAAAAGGTAACATATTTAGAGAACAAAATGAAGCAACTTTTAAGCGACCGAATCAAGGAAAAAATGCAGGAAAGGCGTATAACTCTTTCTCATGAGGCGCCAACAATAACTTCAATATCGTAATCATTTTTCAATCAAAATATACTTAAAGATGTCTTGATTATAATAGTAATAATGGAGTACAACGAGTCACCACATGAAGCCAACCAGCACGTGCTTAACCCTAACGATCGGTTACAGGATACACAAAGAATGGACAGCGGTTATAACGTAATTTGGAGACCTTCCGGGAAAGGACCTGGTTTGAAACTACGTAAGATTGAGTTGTATACTTCGGCGGATACTGGTAGTCACATTAGAGATGCTGAAACCGGACATTATTATACCAACTGCGTTGGGTCGAGTGACGAGGACTTGTATTTTAAGGTAGTTCTTGCGACGGGCGAATGTAAGAGTAGAAATAATTCGTCTACAATGTTTTACAGTTCCCCTCGGCATTATATGTCTCATATGCGCTGCGATTTGGATCCAAATCAAATTTCGAAGTGGGAGGCAAAGCGAGACGCAAGAGTGGCAGAGGCTGAGAAATCCCGAGAGGCTATGCGTTTCAAAAGGCAGATCGTGTACATTAATTAATAACCTATTCAAGGGTGTAAATACTCAACTTTAAAAACACCATGATTTCAATTCATGATGTTTTTTCATAATTATAATTATTCAGCGTTTAAATGTGTAAAAACTAAAATATTTAACTAATGTAAATACTTATTTTATGTCACATTAGTAATTTCAATTATTGTTCAAATAGTAACAGGAATAATAGAGATAGGAGCGTTTTTTGTAAAAGTTCCAACTATTTATTCGATAATAAGACAATTACTATTATTAGAATTAGTAGTTCAGTTTTTCGAAGGGTCGTTTTATGTTTGGTTAGCTTATAATTTTACCAAGGTATTAAATGTTACGCCAAAAAGATATATAGATTGGTTTATTACAACTCCGACAATGCTAATAACATTGATGATATATCTAATTTATTTAAATAACATTGTAGAAAATAAGACAAACGAATTGGAATTTTTTACAGTTTTGAAGGAGAATTCAAATATTTTTATACCTGTAGTGCTTTTGAATTGGTTAATGTTACTTTTTGGTTATTTGGGTGAAATGCGAATAATCCCCGTTTTGCTTGGAGTATTTCTAGGGTTTATACCATTTTTGCTGTATTATTATATCATTTATGTAAACTATGTAACTCAAAACACAAATGGATATTTATTATTTTGGTATTTTTTCTTTTTTTGGTCGATGTATGGTTTTGTAGCGGTTTTACCTTATTATGTTAAAAATTCATTTTACAATATATTAGATTTGTTCGCAAAGAATTTTTTTGGTGTATTTTTGAGTTATATAATATTTTCTGGAAATTATTGATACAGCAACGCATTTTATTCTTCGTCGTAAGCAAATTCTTCCTCCTCTTCTTCGACGTCTTTATCCGTGATTCCAGTCGCATTTTCCTTGATGTATTTTTCAATGTACCTATAAATGCGGCTAATATCTAACTTTCCGATTTCATACATTTCGGTCAATCGATTAAGTTCGGCGTCATTATCCGCATTCTTCAGATCAATAAAAAACCCGAACAGGTCCTTCTTATCCATGCCTAACACTTGACACAATTTTTGAATAAATAGCGAATTGTTGTATTCAGTGGAATACTTAGTTAAAACCTTGGTGAATCGCGTTTCTGTCGGATTATAATGCTGTTTCTGTGGGAATGAGTCGTGATACATTTTATTATTTTTCAGTGTTTTAATCAACGAGCTCATTTCGTTAAACTGCCAAATTTGTTTTTGAAATGTAATTCGATCGATGTAATCCGCAAAACAGACATTTTCTAGCTGATTAATATAAAATGGTATCGAGACCTTCTTGTCCGCCTTGTCGATAACATCGATTAGGTTTTCGTGCCACAAGAGACCAACACTGGTTCTATCCGTTTCATTCATAACGCTATTATGCTCTGCCACAGTGTAATATTTATTGAATAGATTTCTCGTTATTTTTTTTGTATCATCACTGTAAGACTTGATTCGCAGTATATTTTCGATTAGATGTTCGGTAAAAAATTCGGGCTTATTTTTATAAATGGTATATATGCCGTGAAGTTTTCTTAAGTCTCCCTGAACAAATGTGGCGATTCTTCCTCTAATCTCTTTGTCGATGCTAGGTAAAAGAGGGGCTACTATATTTGTTACTTGTGGTAGTGTAGGTGTTTTAAGCTCTATTGTGTTACACACCTTCATAAGCTCTTTGATTTTTTTATCTACCTTATAGTTTCCGATGCATATAATCGGATTGATCGTAACTTCTTCCAACTTTTGTTTTTTTGTCTTTTTAGGACGGATTAATTTGATTAAGGTGTTGATACCTCCTTTATCTCCATTATTCATACCATCAATTTCATCCATAATAATTGCGAGTCTTCGCGCTTTTTTGTTGAATAAACTCATAATATTTCTATCTGCCATATTATGCTTTGTGATGTCTTCAATCACGGATGTATTTCTGATATCTCCCGCATCATATTTTATAACATCATAATTCATTTCATTCAATATTTTAGTAACAAAGGTAGTTTTTCCTGTTCCTGGATCGCCAAATACATAAATGCCCCTTTTCAAAAGAACATCATTTCTATTTGCCTCAAAGTTGCGCAATATGCTTCTCACTTGTTCGGCCTGTTCGTTCCTATTAAGAATTGTATTTATTTCTAAGTTCTCCATCTTATATAATAAATAATAATTGTTTTTATGTAGCTTTTTTTGTTATTTGAAAACTTAATGAAAGTGTGCCATATATTTAACAACGTTGGGTTGTTCCGTATGTGATGCCATCCCAGCTGACTCCGCAATTATTCGCCCACGCAGATTTATTACAGTCACCTTGAGACCCTACATATGTAGGAGCATTAAAGTTCATTTCTAGATGTTTCTTTCCACTCATTGGAGGACAAGTTCCTAAATCTTTAACATTTACGCATCTGGTGTCATCGCCCTCACCTTCGAATTTCCAATAATCAGGGCAAGAAGGAACAACTGGTGGCCATTTTTGTCCATCCTTGGCA